CTGCGCGTGTCGATCACGCAGACGGTGATCGGCGAGCTGCAGGGCGTGAGCTTTTCGGGCGAGACCGAGGTGTCGCTGAAAGGCAACGTCGTGCTGAAAGGCGCGGACATCACCGGCATCGAAGTCATCGAGCCGTGAGCACAATCTTCATCGCCATGGACCGCGCCACGGTACGCCGGGTCGACGCGAACGGCTTCCTGCACGTCGAGCGGTCAAACATCTCCAAGGCCAATGTCTGCCCCTATTACGCGCGCGAAGTCCCCGGCTGGGAAGAGCTGGGTCTCGATCCGGAGCGCGTCTACCAGTTCTACCGCGACCCAGACGAGATTGCGCGCGCCGCCGCCTCGTTCAACAACCTGCCCATCCTGTCGCAGCATGTGCCGATCAGTTCGGATGACCTCCCGCAGGATCTGATCGTGGGCTCGACCGGCACCGACGCCGCCATGGACGGGCCGTACCTCACCAACTCGCTGGTGATCTACGAACAGGGCGCGATCGACGGCATCGAGCGCAACCGCAAGCGCGAGCTTTCGTCGGCCTACCGCTGGCGTCCGGACATGACGGCGGGGCGCACGCCCGACGGTTTGTTTTTCGACGGTGTAATGCGCGACATCATCGGCAACCACGTTGCCTTGGTGTTCGAAGGCAGGGCGGGGCCAGATGTTCTAGTCGGGGATGAAGCGATGAAGCTCAAGTCGCGAACTGCACTGATGATTTCGGGGGCCGTCGCGGCGGCGGTTCGACCACTGCTTGCCAAGGACGCCAAGGTTGACCTGTCGGCGGCGCTGAAGGGCGTCGATGCCAAGTCGATCGCCATGGACGGCGCACCGGCCAAGCTGGCGGACGCCGTCGCCGCGATTGTGAAGCCCCACCTCGCCTCCGACGCCAGCCTCGATGTCGCCGCGCTCGCGACGTCGATCGCAGCGGTCCAGCCGCTCGCCCTCGATGAGGACATGATCGACGAAGAAAAGAAGGCCGAAGACGGCGACATGGACGATGACGACGCCGACAAGGCGATGGACGAAGGCGACGACGATGACGACGCCGACGACAAGCCCGCAATGGACGCCGCGACCGTCAAGCGCATGATCGCCGACGCCGAGAAGCGGGGCGCCGCGCGCGTCGCCGCGATCGACACGGCCAAGCGCGCCGTTCAGCCCTTCGTGGGCGAAGTCATCGGCATGGACAGCGCCGAGGCCATCTACAAGTTCGCGCTCGACAAGGCCGGGGTCGATACGACCGGCGTGCCTTCGAGCGCCTACAAGGCCATGGTCGCGATGCTGCCGAAGCCCGGCGCCCGTCAACCGGTCGCCCAGGATGGCGCCATCGCTTCCTCGAAGCTCGAAGCCGCCATCGGCATGCCCCTTCCCACGCTGATCCGGAGCTAACACGATGCCTTTCCAGACCTCTGTCTCCCTGCAGCAGTCGCCCGGCATCGAGGGCGGCTTTCACGGCGCCAACCCGCATTACAGCCTCACCTCGCCCGACGAGGGCATGTGGGTTGCCGGATCGCCGGGGCCGTTCGTCGGTCGCTTTGCCTGGGCAAACACCGCCAACGGCAAGGTGACCTCGGCGCATCCGGGCGTTACCACGGTGCGCGTCGGCTTCGTCCACCGCGATCAGCCGGCGGTCATCTCCGGGTTGGTCACTGAAACGACCAACCAGGTCGTCGCCGGTCAGGGTATCGGCCTGCTCGAGGACGGTCCGATGTGGGCGCGTTTCGCGGCGGGCGCGACGATCGGCCAGAAGGTCTATGCGAGCTACGCGACTGGCGCTTGCCGCGCGGCCGCCACCGGCTCGGCTGCAACCGCAACCGGCACCACGGCCAACACCACGAGCGGTTCCGCCAACCTTGCTTCGGTGAGCGGCACGCTGAACCCGGGCGAGCCGATCAGCGGCACCGGCATTCCGGCGGGGACCTATATCGTTTCGGTGAACGCGGGCGCGGGCACTGCGGTGATGAGCGCCAACGCGAGCGCCACCAATTCCGCCGTCGCGCTCACCCGCACGACGGATTTCGAAACGGCCTGGACGGTCCGCTCCACGGCCGGGAACGGCGAACTCGCCAAGATTTCGGTTCGGGGGTAATCAGACATGCGCGATCTTGTTCTTCGTCGTGAACTCGCCCAGCGCGGCGTGTTTTTCCCGGACACTGCCGTGCTGGCGCACGACGGTTCGGACGCGCAGCGCGCGCGCTACGGCGCGATGCGGTCGGACTGGCGCATTGCCGCCGACGCGATGCCCGCTCTCGTCACGCCGGAACTGCGGGTCGCGCTCGACGCTCAGCCGGGTCTCGTGACGACCGCAAACGCGGGCATCCCGCAGCTGTTCGCCTCGATCGTCGATCCTGAAGTCATCCGGGTGATTTTCACCCCGAACCGCGCAGCCGAAATCCTCGGCGGCGAGACGCAGAAGGGTGATTGGACGACTCAAGTCGCGCACTTCCCGATCGTCGAGGCCACTGGCCAGGTCGCGACCTACAACGACTATTCGAACGACGGCGCGGTCGACGCCAACCCCAACTGGATCGCGCGCCAGCCTTACAGCTGGCAGGCGTTCAAGCGCTACGGCGAGAAGCAGCTCGCCATGTGGGGGGCCGCTGGCATCAACTATAGCGCGGAACTCGACATCTCGACGTCGATCACCTTCGGCAAGTTCACCAACAAGACCTATTTCTATGGGGTTTCCGGCCTCAACAACTACGGTCTTCTGAACGAGCCGTCGCTGATCGCTGCGATCAATCCGGCGACAAAGGTCAGCACGGCCAACGGCGTGACCTGGATCAGCGCGACCGCGAACGAGGTATTCGAGGATATCCGCTTGCTCTATACCCAGCTGGTCACGCAGATGGGCGGCAACGTCGAGATGACCGACGCGCTGACGCTCGCGCTGTCCACGACCCGCCAGCCTGCGCTCGTCAAGACCAACGAGTTCGGCATCACCGTCGAGGACATGCTGAAGAAGGCGTTCCCGAACCTGACGGTCAAGGCCGCGCCGGAATACACGACCGGCTCGGGCGAGCTGATGCAGCTGATCCTGCCGAAAGTGGACGGCCAGCAGACGGCGTATCCGGCCTACACCGAAAAGATGCGCGCCCATGCTCTCGTCACCGAATCGAGCGCATGGTCGCAGAAGATGTCGGCCGGCAGCTACGGCACGATCCTGCGCCGCCCCGTCGCCATCGCCCAGATGCTGGGCATCTAAGGAGGACTGATGTTCGTCGCCTGCAAAGTCCCGTTCGGCCTGCTCGTGCGCCACAAGGGGCACGAGATCATGATCAACGGCCCGCACGCCGGGCTCAATCCGGAAACGCTGCCCCCGAACGGCGCCGCTCCCGACGACTTCAACCGCTATCTGGGTTGGGGGCTGACGGAGCTCGAAGGCGAACCAGCGGACGTGCTGCTCGACTACATCGACATCGCGTCGAAGGGCGACGGCCCCTTTTCGTCGGGCGCCGTCGTCGTCGTCGATAGCCGCGGCGACGCGCTGGCGGCGGTCAAGGACCACGAAAGCGTCGTCAGCGGGTTCGAGGGGCAGGATCCGGACAAGATGCCCGCGGGTCTCGAAAAGGACCCGGACGTCAAGGTCACCAAGACGGTGCGCCAGAGCAAGAAGGGGTAACGCGCCATGGCCATCGCGGTGTTCGATTATGCCGCATGGGTTCAGCGATATCCGGAGTTCGAGGGGCGGGTCGATGCAAATCGGGCCGCCTCTCTTTTTTCGGAAGCCGGGCTCTATCTCGACAACACCGACGGGTCGCGCGTCGAGGACGTCGGCCAGCGGCTGATCCTGCTCAACATGGTCGTCGCCCATCTGGCGGCACTCTCCGGCGCGCTTGAGGACAGCGGCAAGCCGACCGGCCTTGTCGGGCGGGTCACGTCTGCGAACCAAGGATCGGTCAGTGTGAGCGTCGATACCGGCCTGATGCCGGGCACGGCGGTATGGTGGGACCAGACGCCCTATGGCCTGTCATTCTGGGCGGCGACGCGGCGCTATCGCCAAGCCGTCTATCGAGCGCCCGCCCCCTATCAGTTCGAACGCATGAGGCCGGTATGGCCTCGGTGAGCGGTGGCGCTGGTTTCGAGGATGCGATGCGCCGCATCGGCGAGCGGATGAAGTCGGCGCAGGTCCGCGTCGGCTTTCTTGAGGACGCGACCTATCCCGACGGCACCAAGGTGGCGGCCGTTGCGGCGCTGAACAATTACGGCGCGCCCGCCGCCGGCATCCCACCTCGCCCCTTCTTCACCAACATGGTCGCCGATCAGTCGCCAGCCTGGGGTGACCGGTTTGCGCAGGTGCTGGCGGACGCGGGATACGATCCGGACCTTGCCCTTGAGCGCATGGGGCTCGGCATCGAGGGACAGCTTCGCCAAGCGATCGTAGATGTGCGCGACCCAGCCAATAGCCCGGTCACCGACTTGCTCAAGCAGCGTTTCCCGACCGGCGATGGCGTGACGTTTGCCGATGTCCGGCAGGCGCGCGAGGATGTCGCGAACGGCATCACTGCGGCGCCCGGCAAGCCGCTGGTCTGGTCCGGACATCTGCTCGCCAGTGTCGATAGCGAGGTCGAGGACCTGTGAACCTGAACGCCGTCGCCAACCGCCTCACCGGGGGCATCAATCCCAACGTGACCGCGACGTTGCGGTCGTCGACCGGCTATGCGACCGGCGCGGCCTATCGGCAGGTCCCGAGCTATGCCGCGCCGGTTGAGATCGCCGTGCAGATGCAGGCACTCACCAAAAAGGAGATCGAGCATCTCGCCAGCATGAACATTTCGAACGCGGTCGCCTCGGTCTATGCCAACCGGCAGCTTTCCGGCGTCGATCGCACCAAGGGCGTTGGCGGTGACCTTCTGACGATCGACGGCGACCTGTGGCTTGTCGTCGCCGTTCTCGAAGGCTGGACCGGGGCGGGATGGTGCAAGGCTGCCATCGCCCGCCAGATGCCCGCATGACGCCCTCGCTGACCGACGACCAGGTGATCACCGCGCTCGGTGACTTCCTGGCGACCGTCTTGCCGTCGGGCACCGGCATTGCGGTCGGTCAAGCCAATCGCGTTCCCGAGCCGGCAGGCCCCGATCATGTGATCATCACTCCAGCGCGCCGCGGGCAGCTGGCGACGACGGCGCGAACCTATGATGGCGACGCGGAGACAAGCACGATTGCTCGCTCGACGGCGTTCGATTTCCAGCTCGACATCTACGGGCCGAACGCGGCGAACAATGCGCAGGTCATCTCGACCTTGTTCCGCGATGCATGGGGCTGCGACTTCCTCAAGCCCTATGGGCTGCAACCGCTCTACTGCAACGACGGCCAGCAGATGCCGCTCGTGAACGGCGAATTCCAGTACGAGAGCCGGTGGACGATGACGGCGACGCTGCAAGCGCATCCCGAAATCGTGGCACCTGCCGAGTTCGCTTATGCTGTCATTACAAGTTTGGAAAAGGCGGACTGACACATGGTAAGCATTCCGGCATCGGCGATCGTCAATGTCCTGCCCAACGTCATCTCTGCGGGCGGCACCGGGCTCGATCTTGTCGGGCTCATCCTCACCAACGGCACCCGCGTCCCGCTGGGGCAGGTGATCCGCTTTGCCAGCGCGGCCGATGTCGCCGCCTATTTCGGCCCGCTTTCGACCGAGGCCACGCTCGCAGACGTCTATTTCGCCGGGTACGACAGTTCGAGCATCAAGCCCGCGTCGCTGCTGTTCTCGCAGTACAACACCGCTTCGGTAGCGGCGTTCTGCCGGGGCGGCTCGCTTGCTACGATGACGCTGACGCAGTTGCAGGCGCTGTCGGGCACGCTCTCGATCACGACCGACGGCACGACCAAAACCAGCTCGTCGATCAGCCTCGCCTCGGCGACCAGTTTCAGCGATGCTGCGGCGACGATCCTCGCCGCTTTCACCGCCCCGAACTTCACCGTCAGCTATGACAGCGTGTCGGGCGCGTTCGTGTTCACCTCGTCCACGACCGGGGCAAGCTCGACGATCACCTATGTCAGCGGCACGCTGGCGGCCGGGCTGAAGCTGACTGCGGCGACAGGCGCGGTGATCAGTCAGGGCGCTGTTGCGGCGGTGCCCGCAGCGGCCATGGACGCGGTGATCGCCCAGACGCAGGACTTTGTGAGCTTCACGACGACCTGGCAGCCGAACACCGCGAGCAAGCTCGCCTTCGCCGCATGGGCGCATGCCAAGGCCAACCGGTTCCTCTACGCGATGTGGGACGATGACACCGCGCCGACCGGGACCACCGACACGACCTCGGCGGGTGCCCAGATCATTGCGGCGGGCTATTCGGGCATCGCCCCGATCTATGATCCGACCAACGGTGCCACCGTCGCCGCGTTCCTGATGGGCGCCATCGCGTCGATCGATTTCAATGCCGTCAACGGGCGGATCACCACCGCTTTCCGGTCTGGCTCGGCACTGCCCGGGGTGACGAACCAGACGGTCGCCGCCAACCTGCAGGCGAACGGGTACAACTTCTACGGCTCCTACGCGACGCCGAACGACGCCTTCAAATTCTTCTATCCCGGCCAGATCACCGGCAAGTTCAAGTGGATCGACAGCTGGGTAAACCAGGTGTGGATGAACACCGGCTTTCAGCTTGCGCTCATGTCGCTGCTGACAACCGTCGGCTCGGTCCCGTACAATGTCGATGGCTATGGCCTGATCGAGCAGGCGCTCTCGGACCGCATCGCGGCGGCGCTCAATTTCGGCGCGATCCGGGCAGGCGTGACGCTCTCGGCATTGCAGGCGGCAGAGGTCAACACGGCGGCCGGCCTGCGCATCTCCGACACGCTGCAGCAGCGGGGCTGGTATGTGAAGGTCGGCGACGCCTCGCCCGAGGTGCGCGCGGCCCGGGGATCGCCGCCGATCTTCATCTGGTACACCGATGGTCAGAGCGTGCAGCGCATCACGCTGTCCTCGGTTCTCGTGCAGTAAGGGGCGACTGAACCATGGCCAACAACCGGACTTTGACGGCAGCGAACGCGACCATCCTCATCTCGGTCGCGGGGCTGTTCGACGTTGCGCAGCGCCTGCAAGGGTTCAGCGCCGACGACATCACCGAAACCGATGCGATCGAGCCGACCGAGACTTCGATGGGTATCGACGGGCGGCTATCGGCGGGGTTTGTGCCGGTCGCGGTGCGCCAGTCGATCACGCTGCAGGCGGACAGCCTGTCCAACGACTTCTTCGAGAACTGGTTTGCGGCCGAGCAGACCATTCGCGAGAAGTATGTCGCGAGCGGCACGATCATCATCCCGGGGACCAAGCGGAAGTACGACCTCACGCGCGGGTTTCTGCGCGGCTATGTCTCGCTCCCGAGCCTCAAGAAAACCCTCCAGCCGCGCCGCTACATGCTCGATTGGGAGCGTGTGACGCCCGCCCCGTTCTAAGGCCACCCCCATGCGCAAGACGAAGCTCGTCACGATCTCGACCGAGGGGCGCGACAAGGGCAAGTGTTTTCTGATTACCGAAATGCCCGCCATGCAGGCCGAGAAATGGGCAGCAAAGGCTTTGCTTGCCTTGAGCAGGTCGGGCGTCGAGATTGGTGACGACGTTATCCAGGCGGGCGCCGCAGCCGTGCTGGCGGCCGGGCTCGGCGCGTTTCGCACCATGGCCTTTGCCGACGCCGAACCGCTGCTTGACGAGATGATGCAGTGCATCAGTTTCGTTCCCGATCGCGCCAAGACCGATCCGGCGACGGGCAATGCGCTTTCGCGTCCGCTATTCCCCGATGACGATATCGAGGAGGTGGCGACGCTGCTTTCGCTGCGCGGGGAGGTCGTCGAGGTCCATACGGGTTTTTCCGTAGCCGCCGCCCTCTCCCGAGCCGCGGCGGCGACACTGGGCAATTCCTCGCGTGCCCCAACGTCCCGTCCAGCGTCGCGCTCGTCGTCGGGCAAGGCAAGGCGACACTCGCCGAGTGCCAAAGCCTCTACGGCCTAGAGGATATCTATGATCTCGCCGAAATCATCACGATCGACGGCGAGAACGAACGCATCGCCGCCGAGCGTGCGCGGCAAGGAGGCTGACCGTGGCCGTCAACATCATTGATGCGTTCATCGTCACCTTCGGCCTCGACGCGCGCGGCTACAAGTCCGGCGAGCGTGAGTTGCGCGACAGCCTGCGCGACACCCGTGAAAACGCCAAGAAGACGTTCGATGACGTCGAGGACAGGGGCAAGAAGGCGTCGGTCACGTTCCGCCGTGTGCGAAATGAAGTCGTCGGCCTGGTACTGGCCTTTGCCGGCGCGCGATCGGCAACCGATTTTGCGTCCAGCCTGCTGACCGGAGAAGCTGCCGCCGGTCGTTTGGGGGAGACGATCGGCCTTTCGACGTCGCGCCTCATCGCATGGCAGGAAGCCGTCAAGCAGGTTGGCGGGTCGGAAAACGAGGCAACCGCCGCACTGCAGGGCATCGCCAGCGCCATCCAGAGTTACAAGCTGACAGGCACGACCGGCAACGACGCGGACTTTCGCGGCCTCGGCATCACGAACAGCGATTTGCTCTCGAAAGACCCGTCGGAGATCCTGCTCAAGATCGCGGCGGCGGGTGAAAAGCTGTCACGGCCCGAATTCGCCGCCCGGTTGCAGCGGCTCGGCATTCCGCAGTCGACGATCTATCTGCTTGAGCAAGGGCGCCAGAAACTCGAGCAGCAGCTCGACGCCTCCGAAAAGCTCGCCAATGTCACCGAGGCAGACGCGAAGGCCGCGCAAGAACTCGACCGTCGACTTGCCTTGCTGGCGACGACGATCAAGGGTGCTGCGCGGCCATATCTCACGCAGCTGGTCGACGCGCTCATCTCGTTCATCGAGCGCGCGGACAAGGCGGGCATACTCATTCCGCTGATCACCGGCGCGTTGGGCGCCCTTGCGATTGCGACGATTGCTGCCACCGCCCCATGGATCGCGCTGGCCGCCGCGATTGGCGGGGCAGTCTACGCGTTCGAGAATTGGCAGAACGTCTCGGCGGACGAAGCGAAAAAAACCGGCAAGGATGAAGGCTGGGGTATCCCCGGACTGTTCTGGGTGCACCGTGAAGGCTCGGTCAAGGGAAGTGGCACAGCCGGACCCCAGGGCGAAAGCTCGAATTGGGCGACCAAGCAGCGACGCAGCCTCGACAACTACATCTCGCGGCTCGGCGGCGGCAATCGCGGGGCCTACATCGAATCGTTCCTGCAGCGCTCGGGCGTTACCCCCGAAACGGCGCGCGGCATCGCGGCCGGTCTTTATGCCGAAAGCGGCCTCAATCCGAATGCGGTCAACCCGACCAGCGGCGCCTATGGCATCGGCCAGTGGCTGGGGCCGCGCAAGCGCGCGCTGTTCGCCCGCTATGGGCGTGCGCCATCGCTTGATCAGCAGCTTGATTTTCTGGTTTCGGAACTGCGCGGCGGCGATCGCGGGGGGCCTTCCGTCCTCCGCCAGACCACTGCGGATCATGCGCTGCTCGCCTTTGTCGCCAATTTTCTGCGGCCCGGCGCCGGAGCTCTCGGTGACATCCGCCGGGGACGCTCCTACCTCAGCTCGGCTGGGGCGCTTGCTGGCAACCGGGGGCGCGGTGGCGTGACGATCGGCTCGGTCAATGTCTATCCGCGCTCCGGCGACCCGCAAGTGATCGCTCGCGAGACGGCGGATGCCATCCGCAAGCGCGCCATCGTGACGCAGGCTGACGGCGGGGTTGCTCCCTGATGCCAGCGCCGACCTTCCCCAACGTGCCCGTCACGCAAGGCGTCCCGCCGGTCCTGCGCGGACCGACGAACAGCCGGTCGCAGTCCGAGCGCCGTCTGACCAAGGACAGCGCCGGGGTCGAGCAGCTCGCGTCGCGCCAATGGGGAGTGTTCTCCGCTGAAGGTGCGCTCGTGCTCGAGCCCGACAACATCGCGGGCGTCGGCTACAGCGCGGAATATCGCCTTGCTGACTATCCTATCGAGAAGGGCGCTTTCGAGACCTATGACAAGGTCGCGCTCCCGTTCGAAACGCGCGTCACCATGTCGAAGGGCGGCAAGCTGGCGGAGCGACAGGCATTTCTGGCCAAGCTCGAATCAATCCGGGGCGACCGAAAGCTCTACAATGTCGTCACCCCCGAGGCGACCTATCGGAACGTCAACATCGCTCGCGTGCAGCTCGATCGCAATGCCGATCGCGGCGCGACGATGCTGACGGTCGAGGTCGACCTGCGCGAAATCCGCCAGACGGCGGCAATCGCCTTCACCAAAGCCCGCACACCTTCGGGGGCCGACGCTCGCGATAACGGCTCGGTTCAGACAAAGCCGACCGACACGACCGCAGCAGGTGTGAAATGAGCGACAACAGCTTCGGGCAGGTCGATGATGGCGGCGGCAGCGGCGGCGATATCGGCGGAGGTGGCAGCGGCACGCCGACGCCAAGCCCCACCCCGACGCCCTCGCCGGTCCCGATGCCCCCGCCTCCGCCGTCCAGCTCCTATTACGCGGGCGTCGTCGCGTCGGCGCTACGCGAAGGGCGCAGCATCACGCTCTCGCGGATCCCGCTTGTGGCCGTGCCGTCGCAGACCTTCACGACGCAGCTCGGGCAGCAGTCGTGCCGCATCTCGGTGTTTCAGAAATCGACCGGCCTGTATCTGGACCTGGTCGTCGGCAACAAGCCGATCGCGCTCGGGGTGCTGTGCCGCGACCGGGTATGGCTCGTCCGCGACGCCTATCTCGGCTTCACCGGGGACCTGTGTTTCATCGACACGCGCGGGACCGATGACCCGGACTATACCGGCCTTGCCGATCGCTTCGAACTCGTCTGGGGGCGGTGATGGCGTTCGCCAAGCGTTTCATCGACCTCAAATTCCAGCTGGGCGAGGGCACCTTCGGCAGCGGCGGCGCGGATACGGTTGACCTGTCGGGGTTGCGCTGTTCGGCGAACATCACCAAGGCGGGCGGCGTCTCGATGAGCAACCTCGACCTCAAAGTCTGGGGCATGCCGCTCGACACGATGAACAAGCTCACGGTACTCAATAAGCTCGCGCTGCCTCAGACGCGGTTCAACAACGTCACCGTGTCGGCCGGCGACGAGCAGAGCGGGACAGCGGTCTGCTTTAAGGGCACGATAAACGAAGCGTGGGCGGACGGGCGGAATGCCCCCGATGTCATGTTCCATGTCTCGGCCTTTTCGGGGTTGTTCGAGACGATCAAGGCGGTCCCGCCGACCAGCTACAGCGGCACGGTGGACGTCGCGACCGTTGTGGCTGGTATCGCGCAGCAGATGAGCCTCAGCCTCGAGAACAGCGGCGTCACCAGCAAGATCGCGACCCCCTATCTGCCGGGCTCGCTAGGCTCGCAACTGAAGGCGATCACGCAGGCGGCTCATATCAATTACGAGATTGATCCGGTGAACCAGGTGCTGGCGATCTGGCCGAAGGGCAAGGCGCGCGATGGTGAAATCATCGAGCTATCGCCCTCGACGGGCATGATTGGATATCCGAGCTTCACGCAAAATGGCGTGCAAATCCTGTCGCTCTACAACCCCAGCCTCGTGTTCGGACGCAAGGTCAACGTCAAGAGCGACTTCACCGCGGCGAACGGCACCTGGGTGATCGCGAGCATCAATCATAACCTCGACGCCGATATCCCGGGCGGGGTGTGGTTTACCGAGATCGAATGCACGCTGCTGGGGCAGGAGGTCGCGATCATTGAGTGACAAGCTCTTCACCGGTCTCGCCGACTTCGCCGACACCACGTCGGATATCGGCCGCACCGAGTTCATCGTCCGCCAGGTCATGAACCGGATGGCCACGGCCACGCTCGTGCTCGTGAAGGCGGTCGACTCCACTGCCAAGACGGTCGACGTGCAGCCGATGGTCGCGCAGATCGACGGCGCGGGCAAAGCCATCCCGCACGGCATCATCAACAAGCTGCCCTATTTCGAACTGCGCGGCGGCAACAGCGCCATCCTTTTGACCCCGGCCGTCGGCGATATCGGGCTGGCGGTGTTCTGCCACAGCGACACCTCATCGGTGCGCAAGAACCGGAAGCCGAGCAATCCCGGTTCGCGCCGCAGGTTCGATTGGGCGGACGGCGTCTATGTGGGCGGGCTGCTCGGGGCGGCGCCGACACAATCGATCGCGCTCGACGATATGGGAATCACCATAACGGCGGCGCCGGGCAAGAAGGTGACGATCGTCTCCGATACCGAAACACGCATTACCGGGCCGGTGCGGGTGACCGGGGCGGCGACCTTCGACGGCGAGGTGACGATCGGCGGGCTTGCCTTCTCGACCCACAAGCATGGCGGCGTCGCCGCCGGTTCGGTCAAAAGCGGGGGACCGGTCGCGCCATAGTATAAAAGATTACATGGCAACGACCTTCCTTCTCGATCGTGACAACTGGGACCTTTGCCTCACGACGACGGGGGACATTGCGGTCGCTTCGGAGCCCTATTCTCAGGCGCAGGATGTCGCATCGGAGTGCCGCCTGTTCCGGGGCGAGGCATGGTATGACGCCGCGCGCGGCGTGCCCTATTTCGCGCAGGTCCTCGGGCGCTATCAGCCCGTCCAGCTGCTCAAGGGCTTCCTCGCCGATGCCGCAGCGCTCGTGCCCGGGGTTGCCGATGTCCGCGTCGTTCTAGCCTCGGTCGAGGATCGAACCGTGACCGGCCAGGTCCAGTTCGACACGCCGCAGGGCGCGCAGGCGGTGGCGCTGTGAGCAGCAACGTCCCCCGCATCGCCTTCACCAATGACGGGGTGACGGTCCCGAGCGAAAGCGCGATCGTGGCCGGTCTCAATGCCGACTTCCGCGCTGCGTTCGGCTCCGGCCTCAATGTGTCGCCAGCATCGCCGCAAGGCCAGCTGATCGCCTCGCTCGCCGCCACGATCGGCGCCAACAACGACCTGTTTCTGTCGCTGTTCAACCAAGTGGATCCGGCCTTTGCCGACGGACGGATGCAGGACGCGATCGCGCGCATCTATTATCTCGCCCGGCTGGGGCCGCTGCCCACGACCGTCAACGCCTTGTGCACCGGCGCAGCTGGCACCGTCATCCCCGCGGGTTCGCTCGCACAGGCGGCGGACGGCACGATTTACCAGAGCCTTGGCCAAGGCACGATCGGGTCCGGCGGCACCGTCACCATTGCCTTTGCTGCGGTCGATGACGGGCCGATTTCCTGTCCGGCTGGCACCCTCACGACGATCTACCGGCTCGTCCCCGGCTGGGATCAGATCACCAACCCCGCCGATGGCGTCCCCGGCCGCGCCAGCGAGACGCGCGCCGATTTCGAAGCTCGCCGCGCCGCCTCGGTATCGGTGAATGCGCTGGGCATCCTGCCTGCGATCCGCGCCTCGGTCACCAATGTCGCCGATGTGATCGACGCCTATGTTACCGAGAACGCGACCGCCAGCCCCCATGCGATCGGCGGCGTCACGCTTCCGGCGCGGTCGCTCTACGTCGCGGTACAGGGCGGGACCGACGCCGACGTCGCGCGCGCGATCTGGAAAAAGAAGGCGCCAGGCTGCGCCTATTACGGCAGCACGACCGTGACGGTGCTCGATACCAGCTCGGGCTATGATGTTCCCTACCCTGCCTATGACGTCAAGTTCACCCGGCCGACCGCGCTCCCGATCTATTTCGCCGTCACCCTGACCGACAATGGCCTCGTTCCCGCCGACGTGCTGCAGCGTGTCCGCGCGGCAGTAGTGGACGCGTTTTCGGGCGGCGACAGGGGGCCGCGCGCGCGCATCGGCGCGACGCTCTATGCCAGCCGCTTCTACGCGGTCGTCGCGTCGCTCGGGGCATGGGCGCAGATCGTGTCGATCAAGATCGGGACTACATCGTCGCCGACGGCCGACGATGTCGCGGTTGAGATCGACGAATTTCCGACGCTCGACCCGGCGCATATCGCGGTGACGCTGGCATGACCGGCTTGCTCGCTCCGACAACGGCTGAGCCGCTCGGTTTCGCAGGCGACATCGACGCCCGCGACGCGCGGTTTTTCGATATCCGGCAGACCCTGATCAGCCAGTACGCGAACAGCCCGGTCATCATCGAGCTGGTCGACCGGCTCGGCGCTGCCTTTGATCGCCAGGTCGATGCCGACGCGTTCTACAAGCTGGTCTGGAATGTCGAGACGGCCAAGGGGTTCGGGCTCGATATCTGGGGCCGGATCGTCGGGGTTCGCCGCGCCCTCTACATCGCCGACGGCGACTATCTGGGCTTCGCCGAGGCGACCGACGCGCAGAACTTCGACGCGGGCATTTTCTACGGCGGGGCAAGGCTCACCGCGAACTATGCGCTGTCCGACGAAGCCTATCGTCGCGTCATCCTGGCCAAGGCGGCGCTCAACATTACCGACGGCTCGGTTGCCTCGATCAACGCCATCCTGCGCGCGCTGTTTCCGAACAGCGGCAACCCGCATGTCCGCGACAACGGCAACATGACGATGACCTTCGTGTTCGGCGAGCGGCTGTCCCGTGTCGATCACGCGATCATCACTCAATCCGGCGTCGTGCCCCGCCCCGTCGGCGTGTCCTTCACTGTGGAGCAGCCCTGATGCAGCTATCCGATATCCCCCGGCGGTTCCCTATCCCGTTCGCGTCCAGCGCCGGGGGCGACTATGTGCGCGACATCCCGAAGGATCATGTCGACGCGACCGATACCGATGCGCCGGCGAGCCTAGCCGACGGCTTTCCCCCGGAAACATTCATCGCGCTCGGAGCGGGCGGCATCCCACCCAGCGGCGCCGATTTCAACGGGCTGCTGAAACAGATCACCGCATGGTGTCGCTGGCTGTCGGCGGGCGTCCCGGCGACGTTCAATTCGGATTTCGCAACCGCGATCGGCGGCTATCCGATGCTGACCCTGCTCGCCTCGACCACTCCGGGTCGGATTTACCAGTCGACCGTCAACAACAATACAACCGACCCCGATAGCCTCTCATCGGCTAACTGGGTGGCCGTGGCGGCTGACTTTGGCAACAACGCCAATTACTATCGGCTCCCCAACGGCAAGATCGAGCAATGGGGCTATGTCGCCCTGTCGTCGACGGGCGAGCCGACGGCGAGCGTGTCGCTCGTCGTGCCCTTCGCCGATGCGAGCTATAACGTGTCGCTCACCCCGTCGATCACCTCGGCGTCCGGCCTCAAGGATACCTGGGTGCAGGTCGTCCGGTCGTCCAAGACCGCGACGGGGTTCACCGTTCAATATCAGCACCCGGCTGCGGGCTCGGCTTCGACTCCGGGCCTCGACGGCTTCGAATGGCGCTGCGTCGGAGCGGGCGCGTGATGGGCAGCTCCGAACATCTCTTGGGCATCATGGGGCTGACCCCCGGCGGCCTCGGTATCTGGGTGCTCGTATTCGGGCTTGCGGCGTGGTGGGTGCGTGGAATGGCAGACAGGCGGCGGGCGGCGAACGAAGGCGTCGGCGTCGAATCGGCTGCGACCAAGGCGCTGTTCGACCAGCTGCAAGCTGAAATCGAGCGGCTGACCAAACGCATCGAACGGCAGGACGAACGCATCGCCGCCCTCGAGGCCGAAGTGCGCGAATGCGAGCATGCGCGCGCCGTTGCCGAGGCTGAGGTCTTGAAGCTTCGCGCCGTCAACGCCGTGCAGGGCGAGGTCCGGCAACGTGCCGCACAAGTCGTCGCTGCCGATCGCATGGAGGGGAAAGTCAATGAACAGCGAAGCTAGGTTCTTCGATGCTGTGCGCGCGGGCCTGCTCGGTCCGACGCTGTCGGCCGGCGAGGTGTCGGGATGCTCGGCCATTCTGCAGGCCATGGCGGGGGCGCCGCTGGCGTGGACCGCTTACGCGCTCGCCACCGCGTACAAGGAAACCGCGCACACCATGCAGCCGATCCCCGAATATGGTGGCGATGCCTATTTCTTCCGCCGGTACGATCCTCGCGGCTCACGCCCGGACATCGCGGCGCGGCTCGGCAACACGCAGGCGGGAGACGGCGTGAAGTACCACGGGCGCGGATATGTACAGCTCACCGGTCGCGCCAATTACGCCAAGGCGGGCGCCAAGCTCGGCGTCGACATGGTGTCCAATCCCGACCTAGCGCTGCGCGACGACATCGCCGCCAAGGTCATGCGGCGCGGGATGCAGGAGGGATGGTTCACCGGCAGGAAATTCGCCGACTATCTCCCCGGCGCCGGAAAGGCGACCGGCGACGCCTATGTGAAGTCGCGCGCCATCATCAACGGGCGCGATTGCGCCGACGAGATCGCGGGCTATGCGCGCCAGTTCGAAGCGGCGCTGATCGCGGGGGGCTGGGCATGAAGCCGCTGCTCGACCGCTGGGCGGACCCGCGCCTGCTGATCACGCTGCTGCTGATCGGGCTGTTCGCCTGGGCCTATTCGGCGAACACCGGCGACGACACGATGAAGGGCGCGCTGATCGCGGCCTTTGCCGGTGCGTGGGGCTATTGGCTGGGCAGCTCGCGCGGCTCGGCCGACAACGCCGCGCGCGCCGACAAGGCGCTGGACATCGCCGCCGCCGCGCAGACGGTGACGATCGAGCGCGCGCCGTGAGCGTCGCGGGCGACATCGAACAGGCGGTTGAAACGGCTGTGCCTGCCGTCCGTGGGGCGCGCTGGGCGCTGTACGGCGTCGTCGGGCTGTTGGCGGCCGCCGCGCTCGCCTTCGCGCTGTGGTGGCTGTTTTTTCGCCCTGCCGAGGCGATCCGCCGCGAAAGCGAGGCCAAGCTGAGCGGCGCGGCGGGTGAAGCCGTCGGGCGGATCGCCGACCGGGCCACCCCGGTCATCGTCAAGGCGGAACGTGAGAAGGTCGAGGTCCGCGTCATCACCGAGAGAGGAATTGCCAATGTGCGAGCTGCGCCCGATGCGGCGGTTTCTATCCCTGGCGTGTCTGCCGCTGTGCGCGATACTGTCGGGCTGCTTCACGACAAGGAACGCGCTGCTGGCGCCGGAGAGCCCATGCGAGCGGATGATCCTGAACAGCGGGCTGCTCGACCCGACCCCGGCGACGCCCGCCAGCCTGATTGACGGGACCGCGAGCGGGCTGGGCAGCTTTGCGGTGGCGGCGGAAGGCGGCCGGGTGAGCGCCAACATCGACAAGGCACGCGCGCGCCAGCTGATGACGATGTGCCCGAAGGAATGGAACGAGGCGATGGCGAAGGTGCGCAAATCGCTGCGGCCGAAGTTCCTGGGGATCTTCTGATGCCGCGCCCGTACTCGACACCGGCGCTTCGGGCCGAGCGGCGGGCCTGATCCGGCTCCCTAAGCCTCGGTTCTCAGAAAGCGGCGATACTGGTCGCTGCGCTGCGGTCGCCAGTGGCCAAGCGCAGCGCCCGCCGCCGCCCGCAACGCCTCGGCCTCGGTCGCGCCGGTGCCGCCCCAGCGCGGGAAGGCGCCGATCCGCTGCCACTGTGCGTCGGCCTGGCCGCATTGCACCTGCGCTTCCCAAGCTGCACCGACAGGGCGGGTAAACCAGCGCCACCGCAGTCCCGCCGCCGCGCAATGAGCGACCAGCTCCGCCAGCGCCTCGGTCAGCGCAGCAGGGACAGGATCGCCGACGCCAGTATCAGCCCCGCGATGGCCAGCGCCTCGATCTCGGTCGCGTTGGGGAGACGGCGGCGCATCGTCAGTCGTCAATGTCGTGCAGTTCCATGAAGCCGGCGATCAGATCGGCTTCCTCGCTGCCCGGCTCTTGCTGGTTATAGAGCCGCGCGACGTCGGCGTGCGATAGTGTCGCGAGGTGAGCGAGCAGGGCGTCTGCGTCTGCCTTGGTCAT